TTTCACACCAATTTCAGAAGGATACAAAGATAATCCAGAAGGTCTAGTGGAACTTATAAATCGTTTTCTTACAAATCAAACAGATATAATTTTACAGTATGGTGGCACAATAGATAAGTATATGGGAGACTGTATTATGGCATTTTGGAATGCACCTATTGATAATCCAAATCATGCAGAAGACGCAGTAAATGCAGCATTGCATATGCGTCTGGAGTTAGCGGAGTTAAACAATGTTCTACAACATGAAGGAGGCATTCAAATCAATACGGGAATCGGAATCAATACTGGACCGTGTATTGTCGGTAATATGGGTTCTAGTAGTCGTTTTGACTATAGTGTTATCGGGGACGCAGTTAATCTTGCTTCTCGTTTAGAGGGTCAGTGCAAAGAATTCAACACTGATCTAATCATATCTGAATTTACCGCAGAGCTTGCTCTTTTTGATTATAAAAAGTTAGGAGAAGTGACTGTGAAGGGTAAGAATGAACTTGTTAAAATTTATACCATACCAAAAATAAGTCTTGACATTGAGACTTATTCGTATTATAATACTTAAATTATTGGGCACTCTGTGCCAGGCCAGGAGAAATCAATGGCAACACAAGTAAAACGAAAAGCAGACGGTTGGCTAGTACAAGATGAAAAAGGTCTTCATCGATTTAAAACTAAACAAGAAGTAGATGCTTATCTAGGCGCTCCTGCAGAAAATAAAGAAGAAGCGTCTAAACCCGAAGACAAGGATCTATTTTCTGCGGACGCTTAGATGGCCGTTCGTAGACGAAGAAGGACAGCTAAAAAGAAGTCTGTTCCTACAAACAAAGCACTTTATGCACGAGTAAAAGCAGCAACTAAAAGAAAGTTTGCTGTTTATCCTTCAGCCTATGCAAATGCATGGCTTGTACGAGAATACAAGAAACGAGGAGGCAAGTACAGAAGTGGATAAGCGCAGAAAAAAGCCAATGGGCAAAAAGCGACGTCGTAGAGGTAAGAGACATACCTGACCGTCTAAAAAGAGATAAACCGTGAGTTTAACAAAATGGTTCGGAGAAAACTGGGTTGATATATCAAGACCCAAAAAAGGCGGTGGCTTCGAAAAGTGTGGACGCAGCAAGGCTGGTAAAAAGAAGTATCCAAAATGCTTGCCTGCTGCAAAAGCTGCCCGAATGACTCCTTCACAGAGAAAGTCTGCTATTCGTCGTAAGAGAGCAGTAAAACAAGGTGTTGGAGGAAAACCTACAAATGTAAGCACCTTCGCAAAGAAGAAGAGAAGGCAGAAGCGTGGAAGAAAGCGTTAATTGGAAAGCATACTTTGAGAGAATCTCAGATGCTTGCCCTTGGTCACTAGAGGCGTACAACAATGATGAGATTCAGTTTTTTAGAGGAGACGTTGCAATCCGAGGTCTCGGCAAAGGTAAAGCAAACTTATATATCTTACCTGACATTGATGTTGACCATATCTATGAGCTTGCGGAACAATTAGACGAACTTTACTTTCAATATGAATTTCTTTGGTCACATCCAGACTATACAAAAGGAGGCAATAGAGCAACACCTGTACCTGTAATTATTCAGCAGGACAAAGCACAATTGGAGTATCTTCGTGGCATTAAATCGAAAAAAACATAAGGCTTATATAAGTCGAGGCAACGTTTTTAAATCTGCAACTGCTGCTCGTAAACGAGCGCGAGCCCTTGGACTAAAAGGTATTCACTCACATGGTAGAGGAGATGCAAAGCGCTTTATGCCTGGTAGCTCCCACCAAGCGTACATAAATAAAGTACGAAAGAGAAAATAATGGCATTGACTGCAAAACAAAAGAAACTTCCACCTGCTTTACAACGAGCTATTCTTGCAAAGCAGAAAGGTATGGGTAAGAAAAAGAAGCCTGCAAAGAAAAACGGTAAGAAGCGCGGTAAGAAGCGCTCGAGTCGCGGCTAATAATGGCGGGGGTAAGTGCCCCCGCTTCCTTTCGCCAACAGTTGGCAGGAAAGAAGAGGAGGAAGAAACGTGGCCGTAAAAAGAAAGCGAAGAAAAGATCCTAGACTGAAGCGAGCTGGTGTTTCAGGTTTTAATAAACCAAAAAGAACACCTGGTCATGCGAAGAAGTCACACATTGTAGTAGCAAAGGTTGGGGATAAAGTTAAGACAATTCGATTTGGCCAGCAGGGAGCAAAGACTGCTGGAAAGCCTAAGAAAGGCGAAAGTGAAGCCATGAAACGAAAGCGAGCCTCATTCAAAGCTCGTCATCGTAAGAATATCGCCAAGGGTAAGATGTCAGCAGCTTACTGGGCGGATAAAGTAAAATGGTAAAGAAATTACAAAAGGGCTCACACTTTGATGAGTTCGATCTGGACGGGGACGGAACTGTGTCAGATGAAGAAATTAAGCGGTCGCAAGACATGCTTGAGATTGAGCTTCGGGAAGAAAAGTCTGAAGCTCAAAAAAGAATGGCTTGGGTAGCTATGGCATCAATGATAGTCTTTAGTGGAATATTATTCACACCGATGGTTACTGAAAGTCGAGTATCAGCATTAGCTGATCTTTTGGGTCTATTTTATATAGCCCAAGCAGGTGTTGTTGGAGCATATATGGGGGTATCGGCATGGATGAGCAGAAAATAAAGAATGAACAATTCTTAGAGCATCTAAATAAGAACTTTACATACGTTTCGGATAAGAATCAGTATGATAAAAGAGAAGCCTGGTATGTTATGAAACAACTACCTTTTGAAGGCGATTGTGAGGATTATTCTTTAACATATTTATATGAAGCTTCTGGTAGAAGTTACACTAAAATGTTTTGGAACCTTATATTCGGCGGATATAAAATTTGCTTTTGTCGAGTACACGGCACAGGACATGCTGTCCTGCGTCATCATGAATGGTATCTAGACAATATCCAAAAGAAGTGGTGTGAAAAGACTTTCCTCGAAAGTAGAGGATATGTTTTTAGTAAAACCTTCTTCTGGTGGCATACTGTTGCGATAAAATTAATACAAGGGTGGTATTATGGCGCTTCCAGAAAAATCCGAGATTGAGAAAATACTTCAAGATGTAGACGAGATTAAAAAGAGTATTCGACCTCCACAAGAGGAAGAAGAAAATCTTACAGAAATGGAGTACTGTAGAAAATATAGTAAAACACGTTCAATGGGACAAGACTAAATGTCAATAGAAATCAGCCGCAAAGATATATTATCAGAATATATCTGTGATTATGCAGTAGAAGATAAATTTTTGAAACTTCCAGTAGAACCTTATATGGATCTATTGGGAATCACACCTTTACCTTCTCAGGTAGCAATTATAAATGCTATCAATAATCCAAAATATAGATTTGTCTGCGCGGCAATTTCACGAAGGCAAGGAAAGACATACATAGCCAACATTATAGGGCAGCTAGTTTCACTGGTACCTTCGTCTAACATTTTGATTATGTCTCCGAACTATGCTCTCTCGCAGATCTCCTTTGATCTGCAGAGAACTTTGATAAAACACTTTGATCTTGAAGTAGTTAGAGATAACGCAAAAGATAAAGTGATCGAAATTTCAAACGGTTCTACTATACGCATGGGATCAGTCAATCAAGTTGACTCATGCGTTGGTAGATCATACGATTTGATTATTTTTGATGAGGCGGCGCTTGCCGACGGTAGAGATGCTTTTAACGTAGCCTTGCGCCCTACTCTTGATAAAGATAATTCAAAAGCTATATTTATCTCAACTCCTCGAGGAAGAAATAACTGGTTTGCCGAGTTTTTTGATAGGGGTTTTACTGATGACTTCACAGAGTGGGTATCTATTAAAGCGAGTTATAGATCTAATCCTAGAATGTCTGAAACGGATATTAAGGAGGCTCGAAAAAGTATGTCCGAAGCTGAGTTTCGACAAGAATACGAAGCTGACTTCAATACTTACGAAGGTCAGGTATGGAACTTCAAGTTCGACGAATGTGTAGGATCTTTTCAAGAAATGGATACTTCCGGCATGGATGTATTTGCAGGACTTGATGTTGGATACCGCGATCCTACTGCTTTCTGTGTCATTGCGTATTCATGGGATGAAGAGAAATATTATCTTCTCGATGAATACCTAGACGCAGAAAGAACTACGGAACAGCACGCAACCGAGATACGAGATCTGATTGATAAATGGGATATTGACTATATCTACATTGACTCAGCAGCACAGCAAACTCGATTTGACTTTGCTCAGAACTATGATATTACAACTGTGAATGCAAAGAAATCAATCTTAGATGGAATTTCTCATGTAGAGTCTATTGTAGATAATAATAGATTACATGTTGATCAGTTTTGTAAAGAGACCCTCCAGTGTTTAGATCAGTACCAATGGGACCCCAACCCTAATCTTTTAAAAGAGAAACCGAAGCACAATCGTGCATCACATATGGCGGATGCATTGCGTTATGCATTGTATTCATTCGAGACATCAAACAGCGGCTTTTAGAGATACCACATCAAAAATAATGTTTGACATGATACCTCACTTTCGCTATAATTCTGGTATTCGAAAATGGATTTGAAACGAGACATAGTAAAATACATAAGAGACAAAGCAAAAAACAAGTATGAAAAAGGCACTGAGTGCTATATTTGTGGAGAAAGAACGGAACTTGATTTTCACCATTTTTATTCATTAAGTCCGTTAGTTCATAGTTATGTAAAAAAGAACAAGTTACTACCCGAAAACATTTTATCTTTTCGAGAAGATTTCATACAAGACCACTGGTCTGAGTTGTATGAGCACACAGTTACATTATGCCATGCACACCACTTAAAGTTACATAAGGTGTATGGACGAGATCCGGCTTTGACAACTGCTAAAAAGCAAGAAAATTGGGTAGAGATTCAAAGAGAAAAACATGGCATGGTATGATCGTTTTATAGGAAGAACGCCTGACGCAGAGGAGAAACTAAACCCTGCGCAACAATACTACGATCATTCTACCGCTCCCTCTAGGGAGTTTACACTTAAGTACGAAAAAGCGTACGAAGATATAGAAATTGTAAATAGAGGCGTAAACTTAATTGTAGATGATGCTTCTGAGATTAAAACTACCGTAGGAGAACAGATACAAGGCTTACAAAATATTGTAAAAGGGGTAAAAAGATCCAAGGTACGATTACTACTGAATAAAGAACCAAATCCATTTCAAGATATTAGTACTTTTAAAAGAAACTTACTTACTGATTATCTTATTGATGGAAATATTTTTGTTTATTTTGATGGGGTTCATCTATATCATCTTCCTGCTAACAAAGTAAATATTCATTCAAGTAAAACTACTTACATTGAAAAATTTACTTTTAATGAGTCTGTAGACTATAAGCCCTCCGAAATAATTCATATCAAAGACAACTCTTTTTATTCAATTTATCGAGGTATTTCTAGATTGAAGCCTGCACTCAGAACTATGATTCTAATGCAGAATATGAGACAGTTTCAAGATAACTTTTTCAAAAACGGAGCAGTTCCAGGATTAGTACTTAAAAGTCCTAATACACTAAGTGAAAAAATAAAAGAGCGAATGATACAATCCTGGACGCTCCGTTATCGACCAGATTCAGGAGGACGACGCCCGTTAATATTAGATGGTGGTATAGAAATAGATAGTATCTCAAATACAAACTTTAGAGAACTAGACTTTCAAGCAGCTATTTCAGAAAATGAAAAGATTATTTTAAAAGCACTGGGTATACCACCAATCTTACTTGACTCAGGCAATAATGCAAACATTCGACCAAATATGCGAATGTATTATTTAGAGACAGTATTACCTATAGTGAAGAAAATGCACTATGCGTTTGAAAGGTATTTTGGATTTGAACTAAAAGAAGACGTAACGGATGTTCCTGCATTGCAGCCCGAGATGAGAGATCAATCTCAGTATTATACAGCTTTAGTTAATGGTGGTATAATATCTGCAAATGAAGCTAGAGAACATCTAGGATTTGACCCTGTTGAAGGACAGGATGATGTAAGAGTACCTGCCAACATTGCGGGAAGTGCTGCAAATCCTGATGAAGGTGGCAGACCAGAAGAAGGAGAAGAAGATGGGTAGCATACGACGCAGAGATGTGGCTATACAAGCAGCAGCAATGGCAATGCTTGAAGAAGGCAGGGTTCTTACTAAAAAAGAGTTTGATAATATTACTAAGCCGACAGGAGTTCGATCTGGTAATTTGATGAATTTATTTGGAAGTTGGTCTCGACTCGTAGGATTTATTGAGAGAGATCATCCAGATATTTGGGCACAACTACATGGCGAAAAAGAAGAGGACTCAGTTAAAGCTGAAGAACCTTGTGAAGTCTGTGGAGATCCAGAGTGTGACTGTGGACCTGACTGCGACTGTGCCAAGCCTGATCCCTTAGCTGCCCTAGCTAAAGCATCAGAAGGGAAGGAAGAAGATGAATAAAATATTTAATCTAACCTCTACTTTCAAATCACATGAAGTCGAAGATGGGAGTGTGATGATTCGAGGTATGGCAAGCACGAATGACTTTGATCGTGCCGGAGATACTATTTCTCCTGATGCCTGGGCAAAAGGTGGCTTAAAGAATTTTGAAAATAATCCAATTATTCTTTTTAACCATGATTATAATAAGCCAATAGGTCGAGCCACGGGGTTGAAAGTAACTCCAAATGGTCTTGAACTAGAAGCAAAAATTAGTAAGTCCGCACCCGAAAGCGTGTGTGACTTAGTTAAAGACGGTGTCCTTGGAGCCTTTTCTGTTGGTTTCCGAGTCAAGGATGCTGATTATCTATCGGAAACTGACGGGTATAAGATAAAGGACGCTGAGTTGTTTGAAGTTTCGGTTGTATCCGTACCTTGCAATCAAGCAGCTACTTTTTCTCTGGCGAAGTCTTTTGACTCTGAAGCAGAGTACGAAGATTTCAAAAAAACTTTCACCAATCGTGTAGATCTAGCCAGTCAGTCTCTGGCTAAAGATGATAAGTTATCGGTAGCTAGTGACACACTGGACGGAGCGCAAGCTCAAAAGGAGATCAAAATGTCGGAAGAGGTAAAAACTCCCGAAGTCGACTTGGAAGCATTTGCTAAGAAGGTAGCAGAGGAAACTGCTGCTAAAATTGCAATGAAACAAGCCGAGACTAAAGCTGCTGAAGAAGCTGCAGCACAAGAAGCTGTTGAGAAGGCTGCTGCAGAAGCAGAAGCTAAAGCAGCTCAAGAAGAAGAAGTCAAGCAAGCTGTAGTAACTGGTGTTGAATCAGGTACTGAAAGGCTTCTTGAAGATGTTCAGAAAGAGCTTACTGCTCGTAATGCTGACATGGAAGAAATTGTTGCTAAGTATAAGCAAGAATTGGCCGAGAAGAATGACGAAATCACTAAGATGCGTGACTCTAAGCGAGTCTTTGCAGATCGTGCTGAAAAGAGCGATATTTCTAAGTGGGGTCAGGACTTCTTGAACGCACACATGTTGGGTGTAATGACTCGTAAGGGTTGGGATACTCAGTATGGCCGTGACCTTCAAGAGAAGGCTGGTATCGACTACGCAACTAACGCTGGCGATATTGACCAAGAAGTTTCATCTCTTATCGAGAAGGAAATTCAAAATGAGCTGAAAGTAGCTCAATTGTTCCGTGAAATCCCTGTGAACGGTGGAGCAACTGTGCTGCCGATTTCCGTAGATGTTGAACCTGCTACTTTCTCTTCAAGTGCAGCAACTTCTGGTAATTTGGAAAATCGTGGCGCATCTAACAGCACCTACCGTCCTAAGCAAGTAATCTTGAACGCATTCCGTTTGATCTCAAGCACCTTTATGGACAACGATGTCGACGAGCAAGTTCTGATTAACTTGATGCCTATGCTGATTGAAGGCGTAGCACGTGCACACGGTCGTGCAGTTGAGAATGCTATCTTGAATGGTAACTCAAGCGCACCTGCAGGTCTTGCAGACTTTGCCGCAAATGCAACGTTGTCTGGCACTGACAACATGGACATCTCTGATGGTGACCTGTTAACGGCTGCTAACTTATTGACCGCACGTAAGGCAATGGGTAAGTATGGCTTGAATCCTTCCGATGTAACGTACATCGTTAGCTCAGCTAGCTACTATGATCTGTTGTCTGATTCTGCATTCCAAACTCTGGATGAAGTAGGATCAGATCTAGCGGTACGAATCACTGGTACGATTGGAGCCGTGTTCGGTTCTCCAGTTGTTGTATCAGAGGAATTCCCCGCAGACAACACCAACGGTAACATGGCTGCAGTAGCAGTTTATGCCCGTAACTATGTAATTCCACGTCTACGTGGTGTTACGGTTGAACAGGATTACGAAGTAATGAATCAGCGACGTGTTATCGTTGCGACTCAATCACTCGGATTTGAAGAAATCGTGGCCGGCGCTTCAGCTGACCAGCCTTCAGTTCGAATTAACTTCCAGTCTTAATAACCAGCAAACTTGGGGGAGCTTCGGCTTCCCCAGGTTTTTACTAATTTACTTATGGCAGATTTAATTACATTATCAGATTATAAAGATATAGAAGGTATCGGAAGCCCTAAAGAGGACTTGCGTATCTCTCGTATTATTCCTTCTGTGAGTGAATTAGTAAAAACCTATTGTGGAAATAGTTTTGTAGATTTTTATTCTTCAAACAAAGTTGAAGACTTCGATATTTATTGGGATACTTTTGCAGTGCAACTGACAGAAAGTCCTATTGTAAGTGTCGTAACTGTGCAAGAGAGAGGAGGATATGATCAATCGTACGCTACACTCACTACAGGAGCGTATCAATATTATCTTGATACAAGCACCGATAGCATTATACGAACTAATGAGTCTGGCTCTCGTCTTAATTGGAAGCATGGCGTTGGCGCAGTAAAAATAACTTACAAAGCAGGATACAGTGAAACTCCTAGTGATTTAAAACTTGCTGTTGTTGATCTAATTACATATTATCTAAAAGATGAGCATAAAGAGAGACGAACTCTTGGCGGAGCATCTATACAAAATCAAAGCTCTACTACTCAAAGAGATAATGTGGCTTTTCCCGATCACATCAAAAGAGTACTAGACTTATATAAAAACTTTTAATGGCTA